GCGTTGGTAAACCGATCTCCTACCTTCGCTGCTGTACCTCTTGCCATAACAGGCGAGGGCGCCCCCTTCCGAGAGCGCCCTCTTCACCTCCCTGTGGAGTTACGCGGTCGTGGTGATCGTCGCCGAGACGCCGTCGGCGCCGTTCTCGACGTTCCAGGTCCGGTTGCCGTCGTCGGTCGCCGTAACGGTGAACGTGTCCGTCGCGGGGTTCGTGGCGACCTGGAACGTAGCCGAGGCGCTGACCTCTTCGTTGTTCTGGTTCGACACCGTCACCGACAGACTGAACGTAGCCGTCTGAACCACCTCTCCCGATTGCCAGTTGACCGTCGCCGTGATCGTGTCTCCAGGAGCGTAGACGCTCTTGTCGAAGCTGATCTGGACGTTGGACGCTGCTGCCATTTGCTTGACTCCTAGTTCTCTTTCGAGCCACTTGAAAGGATGCAGGCGACCGTGAGCCATAACAGAACTCCCCAGTTGTCGCCAGTAGTGATGTCGACGGCGAACTTCACATAGTCACCGACGACCCTCCTTGCAGCTTCTAGCATGTGGTGCTGCAAGAGGTCTTGGACTCGGTCCACGTTGTCCTTGTGCGTTTCAACAAGGATGCTGTCGTGAACCAGATTTCGAATCCAACCGATACCCTTGAGTGCTGGTCGGAGTTCGATTAGTGCTGAGAGGCAGATATCGGAGGACGTCGACTGAGGAAGGAAAGCGAGCGCCTCATTGAGAACGTCCTTCTTGTTCTGATTGGTAATGAGCCAGAACCGACGGTGACGACCGAACGGTGAAACGAGATCTTCGCCTGCTAGGACCTTTTGTCGCGTCGCTTCACGGAACGCGACGATGTTCGGGATGACCTTGAAGAACTCACGCATGCCCCTTGCAGCTTCTGCCACAGGGATGCCGAACTCGGTGGCAATGCTCTTGGCTTCACGTCCATACCCTAGGCCGTATACGTAGGCCTTGATTCGGATTCGGAGTTCCTTGCGTGCAGCCTTGTCAAGGCCCGATATGTCTCCATACAGGACGGGTGCGAGCTCGTCGAAGATGTCCCGAGTGGGATCATTGAATATTTCCCGAAAATAAGGCTCTTGAGCCAACCACGTGAAAACTCGTAGCTCTGCCTGCTTGTAGTCAGCTTGAACGAAGATGTTGTTGGTGTGTACTGGTACAAACTGCTTGCGAAGGGTTTCCCCCCTGGTGATGTTCTGTAGGTTAGGATTACGACAACTTGGACGACCCGTCGTCGTCCCATGAAGAAGGAAGGTCGGAAATACACGCCCTCGATACACACGCTTCCGTATACCCTTGACATAGGTACCATACGACTTAGCCTCCTTTCGTTGTACGAGTAGGGCCTGGAGGAATTCGGCAGCGTCTCCGCTTGCCCTCTCCAAGAGGAACTGTAGCGCTTCGACGTCCGTGGTCTTGCTAACTCCTCCAGTCCGGTTCCGCTTAGTTGGAACTCGGAATCCGAATCCCTCGAGGACAGATACAACTTGTTGCGGTGAGCGGGGATTGAAGTCGGGTCTCTTGGCAAGGGTTGCCAGATCCTGCTCAAGCACTGAAAGAGATGCCTCAAACCTTTCTCTGAGTTCGTTATTATAGCCCAGGTCCACGCCGATGCCGTTGAGCTCCACATACATGAGTTGGTTGGATGCTCGACAAAGAAAATCGTGTAGTGCACGCAGCCCTGGCTCTTGATCGAGTAGCTCGCTTTGCAGAATGAACAGCTCGTACGTGGCAGCGCAGTCGTAGGCATTATACCGGTACAGTATGTCACGTGGTATTGAACCGTAGCCGTGGCCCGGGCGAACGTAGCGCTTGATCTCGTCGTCATATCTGGGAGCACCCAGCCGTTCTACTGCCTGGTACTTGAGTCCGTGGACGCCCTGCCGCTCGTCAAGGCAGTAGGATGCGAGCATAGTGTCAAACCAGAGATCGATGTCTCGCATGCCTTTGGAATAAAGCCCAGCAAGATCGAACTTGCCATTCTGAGCAATGACGCGACGGTGTTCGCGTAGATATTTACCGAGCTCGGTGACGACAGTGCTGTCTTGTAGGGCACGCTCGCCGAACACACACACCTTGCGCCGTTCGTATCCGATGCCCACACAGAGAAGAGTGTGTCGTGTTGGGTGTTCGAACGATACGTCTTTATCGATATCTGACTCGATATCAACTGTGATCGGAAGGGTTCGTCGTGAGAGTTCAGCCAGTCCTGCAAGAGCGCTTCTGGCGTCATCGAGTACGACGAATTCTGGTTCCTGCCATTCACCGATAATTCCTTTGACCTTGGCGAAGTCACTGACGATTGAGGGGAAGTAGTTCTCGCCCTTGGGACGAAGACAGGCTGCGGGGTGGAACGTCGGTACCACCTCAAACGCAGCTCCCTGTGGACGCCTTGGCGGTCCAACGCGGAGCTTCGTGATTCCATCCTTGCCTCCCAACAGGGTGTGTGAGGCAATGTTACCCAGAGCCACCACGCGTCGTACATCCGACTCTTGTAGCTCCGCCAGGAGACGGGGCCGACACGCTGCGACCGAGCTCGCGGAAGGCGTTGCGTTGTTGATGGGTCTGCAGCTGCATGCGTTGGTGAGGAGGGTGCTGTTCCTGTCGATGTGATAGTGTTGAAGTACTTTGTCCAGAAGCTTTCCGGAAACGCCCGTGAAAGGGATTCCAAGGCGTGCTTCATTAGCTCCTGGAGCCTCTCCCACAACCGCGATGCCATTTCCTTCAGCCGTTGGCAGAGCGCTTGGAACGTATCGTCCTGTGTCACGAAGATCACAACTTTCACATTCTGCCAGCGGGTGCTTGCGTTCAGGCATGCGCCCACCTGTCCAACGTTTCGATGTTGTCCATAACTACTCCCCTATCAAAGCGGAAGGATGGAAGCTGGAAGTAATTCAGAGGTCGTTCTACCATGAGGCTGTCGTACTCGAGATGCGCGCCCCTCGTTGACCAGACGAAAGGTGCGTCGGTATCTATCGACCTGACACGTTTCGATAGCATGACGATCTCGTTGGAGGACAAGATGTGCTGGATACTTGTCCGCGCAAAGCCGAGCAGGTGTACGGGGTTGTGCGGTGCCATCACCTGGAGCCAGTCTGCGATGATGACGCGCATGTCTGACTGGCCTAGCCCTTCAGCTAGCCTGCGTGGAATACCGTAGGTGAATACTCCTCGGCGATTGAAGTACTCGTATTCCAGAGCCGTCGCGCGAGTAATGAACTTCGGTATCTCGTCGACGTTGGTGACCTGGAACGCGATCATCAGACCTGGCTCGTTGTCTTCGAACTTCATGGCGCAGTACACGTTGAGAAACTCTTCGACCCGACTGAACGTCTGATCCATATCGCCGCGAACGTCAGGCATGACGAGCTCGTCTACGTTGTACTCGAGTCCTAGTTCGATCAGTGCCTCGTTCGACATTGCCTCGTGCTCGAACATGCCGTTGTCGAGCATCGTGAAGCCTGATTCGAGTCTCTGGTAGGAGCGTTTGTACGCTACGTGTTTGAGACACTCAGGAAGCAGCATGCGATACTTGCGCCCAGGGAGGACGGCATCGAGCATGCAGTAAGGCGGGATCAGCGCTACTTCCATGTTACTATCCTTTTCTGGTTAGCGGGGTGGTGCCTGACCTGCGAATCCTCGTGTGTGTACACCCTTACCGGATTGTCGACCCCACTTGACGGCTAAGAATGATTCTTGACGAGAATGACGCCGACGGCTCCTAGCCCTGCAGTGAGAGCTGCGAACCAGTGCTGATTGCCGTAGTACGGCTGGAGAGCTGTTACTACGGCAGCTGTCACGGCGACGATGCCCTTGGAGTACTGACCGACGCCGTTCCAGAAGCCAGTCTTGACGAGCGTGCCTTGTATGGGCTGTCCTGGTGTTGTCATCTGTTACCTACATTCCTTGTGAAGAAGTGCCACATGAGGCCGACGAAGATGGCGACCCACCCTGCGACAATGAACGGACCTGTTACTGCATCGAAGATCCAGTCGCGCATGCGACCAGACATCGTTTCGGTTCCTGCCACGGTTGCGTGGATATCGAACACAGCCACGAAGACTATGACGATGATAGCCAGAATGAGCCAAGCCCAACCTGGGTTCCAGTACTCATGCTGCTTAACCACCTTGCATGAACTCCTTCATCGAGACGAACCCTTGAGCGTCGGTAGCGGGGTGCTTCGCCGTGATCCTGGCTAGCGCTTGCCGGAGCATGTAGAGCTTGATGTAGGTGAAGCGGCCGTAGTTACAAAGGTCGATGACCTCAGCCATTGCCTCGTCGAGCGTGTCGACACTCAGGAAGGCTGTCGACCCGTACTGGACTTCACCCTTCTCCAGGCGAGCCTGACACTGATCCCGAAACTCCTGGTCGGCCGCTGCCAACAGTTGTTGGATCTGGCTCAAAGCGTCGGAAGTTGGTGGCTCGCTTTGCATGGTATGCTTCCTCCGGGTCGACGCCGAGTATTGCGAATACGTCCATCAGGTAGATGAAGGTGTCAATTGCCTCCTCTACTATTCCTGGGAATAGGTCGTTAGCAGGATCCGATCCTCGCTCGACCTTCTTGACCTTGTTAGCCAACTCGCCAGCTTCGCCACAGAGCGAGAGGGTCTGGAACGCCAAGTCGAATGCCTTGTCTGGGAACCAGGTAGCTGAGTCCCTCATGCACTGCGCGACGATCTCCTGCAGCGTCACCGGATCGCCTCCAGGAACTCCGCCTTCGCGGTTCTTGAGTGGTTGCCGAAGACGCCTAGCATCGCCGAAGTGATCGTGGTACTCCCGTTTGATCGGGCTCCTCGGATTGACATACATGTGTGTGTTGCCTCCATGATGACAGCGACGCCGAGAGGCTCCACTAGCGTCTCGAAGATCCTTGCGATACGAACCGTAAGCTCCTCCTGAACGTTTAGGCGTCGGCACTCGCGATCGATAAGCCTGGGGATCTTACTGAGGCCGACGATCTTGCCGTCAGGCACGTAGGCTAGGTGCGCAACGCCCATGAACGGGAGAACGTGATGTCTACACAGGGTGGCGAATTTCACGTTCTTGACTACGACCATCTCGTCACAGTCAGAATCGAACACCGTGAACTCGAACGTCTCTGGTGTTGTCATCTCGCGCAAGGCCTCGATGAAGCGCCTAGGAGTATCGCGCTCCTGTGGATCGTTGACGTCGAGTCCCGCGATCCGACTGAGGAGATACTCTGCCGTGTCGACTAGCGACGCACCGTACTCATGTGCATCGAGACCGACAACTGCGTTGGGATCAGATTCCACGTTGCGTCGGACCTCCGTAGATGTAGTTGTGAATCTGGACGTTGAGGCGCCACGGCAGTCGATTCACCTTGATGAAGTCGAGTACGACGGCGTTGTCCAGCTTGCCCCAGGACACTCCGCAGAAGACCTGAAGCGGGCTCTCCATCAGGTGGTTAGTCCAGATGCCACTTGCCATCTTCAGGTCGTCGATGTTCGCGACCGTGAACTTGATGGAGTTGTTGGCCGAGTCGATCAGTTTCAGGTTCTCGATACGTATCTGGTCATCAGGGTTTTCTCCTGAACCAGGAAGCTTCCAGTCCACTACGAAGTCGACCTCGTCGAGGAGCTCCGGAGCGATTGGTAGCGTGCCGTTCGTGAACATCTCGAACCTGAAGAAGCCGAACGACTCGAGTAGCTCGTTGATCGTACAGGCCAGTACATCTTGCGGCTGGAGGAGAGGCTCTCCTCCAGTGAAGCAGATGTTCGTCGCACCAGTCAGGGTATACTGGTGCGCGATCATCTCTGCCAGTTGGCTTGAACCGCGCGTCACTTGTTCCTGTCTAAACAGCGTCGGTTCGATAGCGTACGGAGTATCGCATGGCCACCCGGGACACTTCAGGTTACAGCCTGCGAACCTGACAAACTGTGTCAGCGTTCCGACCTTCGGTCCCTCGCCTTGCGTACTGACGTAGTGCTCTAGGAGCCTCGCCCTTGACACTTTCGGTTGCATAGTCACTCCGAATAGGTTGCCCAGGTCTTGGGTGTCTCAGCGACGCCGACGACTAGGTCGTACTGGCCGTGTAGCCTCCTGAGCGTCACGCCAATGATGCTCTGGGCGATGAAGTTGTGAATCCACTTGGCCAAGTTCTCAGCCGTCGGATTTACATCCATCTGGTCGTTCAGGCAGCGGTGGTCGAACTTCTCGTCCAGGTACTCCTTGACGACGTCGAGGTCCCTGTAGTCGATAACGAACCCGACGTCGTCGAGAGCCGTTGCGATGATCTCGACAGAGACCG